TGCCCTTATAAACACCTGTCTGATAAGGGATTCCGAGGTCTTTTAGCACAAAATCCATATCTGTGAAGATGCTCATAGTTTTTGTACCTCCTCCTCAAATTTCTGCTGCATGGTGCTGATGCACTCTTTTCGGGAAGCTGTTTTTGCAGGTTTCAGAAAGGGTTTTGCAGGCTGACCGTGCTTTCCATATTCCAGGATGTTGGCGATCTTGGCATTGCTGCCGCCATCCTTACGAGGTTCGGCAAAGCCAACCTTGATATCATGGTTGCCGTCTCCGTTTACCTTTACCGGGGAAAGTCCCAGAGAGCCAACTAGTTCGCCGGTGGATCTGGAATCATATTTCGTATCTGCGCCTACCACAGCGGAGAGGTTTCCTTGCACCTTTTGCAGCACCACTTCACCGCCGGCTTCCAGAACGGACTCAGCAATGGAGTCGAAATCCTTGCCTAGACGGGACAGCTGGAGCAGAAACTCCTCCGGCATTTTCACATCGCACTTAGCCAACGGTAGGCACCACCTTTTTTGCCAGTACCTCGATGTACATTCCCCGGCCCTTCACATTCTCTACAGAGGTGATTTCAAAACGGTCGCCATCGCTGATTAGAAAATGATCTGTGGTGACGCTCACCCCGGGAATGCATCGGAATCGAAACAGGTCTGTAGCAGAAGAAAAGGCCGCCAGGTTTGCCCATCTCTGGGACCCATGACGGCCTTCCTGATATACACGGATAGATGCTACAACCGTATCCTCCAAGATGGAGAATCCTTCGCTGTCTGTTTTCCGGGTGACAGATACAATGTCAGCAAAACCATTCATTTTTCCAAAACTCATGGTCACACCTTCCATTCTCTATCGAGGCGCAGGAGTAAATTAACGGTTGTCCAGACCTGAGAAGAGGCCTGGACATTATCCGCAAAAAAGCCGCCTGTGCTGCCGTCTCTCGACTCATAGAAGTGGGAGGCAAGCATGATGACGGCCTGTTCCGTGGTGGGCGGCATGATGCCGTCACTGTAGGAACCTGCTGGAATGTGCTGATAGCTTTCAGCATAGGAAACAGCGGCAGTGATGAAACTCTGCAAAAGCACATCATCTGCCGTATGCTCCAGAATCAGATTCTGTTTTACCTTTGTCAGAAGATCGTCCATCACTGCCGCCTCCTATCTTACGCAGACTTCATCTGCAGGACCTTGACGGCTTCGGGCAGGATCAGCTTGCCATCCAGTCGCTTGGAGGCAAGGAAACCGACCTGGCCGGTATCGGCGTAACGCTCGTTCAGGCGGCGGAAGGTAATACCCTTGCGGTCGCCGATCCAGTAATAGGACAGATCACCGAACAGGATGGGCTTGGAACCAGCCTCTACCTCGGGTGCAAAGGGAGAGTGGTAGATGGGGCGGCCCAGCAAGGTGCTATGCTCACCCTCGTGCAGAGCCTTCTGCCACAGATACTGGTCATTCTTGTCCTTCAGCTTACGAATGTAACGCATAGTGGAGTCATTCATGATCCATACTGCCTTGGCACGGTAAGGTGCAGGCAGAGAGTAGAACAGATCGATCAGCTCATCTGCGGTGATGGCAGTGGCGGAAGCGGCGGTAACACCAACCTCGGCATCATTCAGAATGCCAGTGGGCTTACCAGCACCGTCGCCGGTCATGAATGCGGATTCCTCCTTGTTACCGATGCGGCGGGCGAACTCCTTCACGAAGTAGGACTCCAGATCGAACTCGGAGTCGTTCAGCAGCTCCTCGGAAACCTTGATCAGGGTGGCAACCTTGTGGGCGCCGATGTACTGCTGACCGAAGACATCATCATCTTCGGGAATGGGGCCTTCTTCCTCAACCCAGGAAGCGGCACCACGGGTGGAGACAACAGGGATCTTGTGCTGGCCAGAAGAAGTGGAGATGATGTGAGCCAGGCTACGAACCACATTCTTTTCGGTCAGACCGGAGATCAGCTGGCCCTCAAAGGTGTCGGGACACAGATAACCGCCCTCGGAGTCAACACCCACCTGCAGAGCATTGCGAACCTCATAGGACAGACCATTGCGGTTACGCAGCTGGTTCCAGAAAGCGTCCTTGTAGGCATCGGCGGCGCGGCCGGGCTTGGTGTCCACCTTTGCGGTGGCGGTGGGCTTTGCGGTAATGGGAGTGGTGGTGGGAGCGCTCATTTCGCGGTCGATGGCCTCCTGACGCTCCATGCGGTCGATCTCTGCACTGTAGTCCTTAACCTTCTGCTCCATCTGAGCATAGGTCTGAGCGTCTGCTTCGGACAACAGACCGTCCTTGTCACGGCGGGTTTCAACGAAGGCCTTTGCAGCCTCCCAGGCATTGTTGCGCTTCTCGCGCAGTTCATTGATAGTCATAGAAATTACCTCCAGTTTTTAATCAGGTTGAGTCGATCCATATAGTCATCAGCTCGGTGTTGGTGGGTGGGTTCAGCGGGTTTGGGGGCGATGGCACACTTATGGGCAATCTTGTCCATAAGGGAGTTGACCACATTGGCCTTGGAATAGAGCATGGAAACAATGGGAGTTTCCAGATCTTCCGGATCGCCGGGGCGTTTCATGATCTCGTCAGCGAAACCAAGCTCGACGGCCTTGTTTGCGTCCATCCAGGTCTCAGCATCCATAAGATGACTGAGCTTGGCACGGGACAGACCGGTCTTGATCTCGTAGGCGTTGATGATGGAATCCTTTACGCTACCCAGCATTTCGATGGCTTTCTGCATCTCTGCGGAATTGCCATAGGCCACGGTCATGGGGTTGTGAATCATAAGCATGGACACTGGAGACATCAGCACCTTGGTACCAGCCATAGCGATCACAGATGCAGCAGAAGCAGCAATGCCGTCGATCTTGACGGTGACATTGCCCTTGTAATCCATCAGCATATTGTAGATTTGGGCTGCGGCTACACAGTCACCGCCAGGACTGTTGATCCAGACGGTGATATCACCAGAACCGGACATCAGCTCCTCTTTGAACAGCTGGGGCGTGACATCGTCATCAAACCAGCTCTCTTCGGCGATGGTGCCGTTCAGGTGCAGAATCCGTTCTTCCGGTGCTGACTCCGTCGCTGCCAGATTCGTCCACTTCCAGAACTTCTTCATCGGGTTCTTTCTCCTTTCCAGTAGTAGTTGGGGATGTATTTGCAAAAGCACCCGCATCTTTCATGGGGAGCATATTGCCGTTGATGAGATACAGATCGCCGCCCTCTTCAGCGGGGATACGATCCAGATTCTCCAGCTCGCGGATGTCGTTTGCAGACATCCAGCCATTCTGACGACCAATGGCATAACCGTTCATACGGCTCTGATAGTCGCCACGGAGCAGACCCTCCAAGTTGAATTTCACGAAATATTGCTCCTTTTCGGAGGCAGCAAGCAGGACGCGCTGTATGGACTGCTCCCACCGAATGACCCAGGGGTCTAAGGTGTATTTCACGAACTCAAGGGATTGCTGCTCAATATTGGAAAAGCTCGATTTTTCCAGATCACCGACCATATGTGGCGGCACTCGGAAAATTCGAGCAATTTCATTGATTTGGAATTTTCGGGTTTCCAGGAACTGTGCCTGTTCCGGGGAGATGGAAATCGGCGTGTACTTCATTCCTTCTTCCAGAACAGCAACCTTATTGGAGTTGCTGCTACCACCAAAGGCTGCCTGCCAGCTTTCCCGGACTCGCTGGGGATCTTTAATGGTGCTGGGATGTTCCAACACACCGCCGGGAGTAGCACCATTGGCGAAGAACTTAGCACCATACTCCTCACAGGCGATGGCCATGCCGATGGCATTTTTGGCCATGGCGATGGGGCTGTAGCCGACGAGTCCGTCAAACCCCAGGCCAGGGATGTGCAGGACGTCTGTTGGGGCCAGGTATACAGAGGCTCCGTCCATGGTGGGTGCGTCTTCTGAGGTAGTGGTGTATTTGTAATAAAGCTGCCCGCGACTGTCCCTGTCTACGGTCATGCGGTTAGGCATCAAGGGATACAGAGCTACCACTTCGCCTTTGCCGTTGCGGATCACCTGGGCATAGGCGTTTCCCCAAAGCAGCAGATGGGTCATGAGTGTTTCACGGAATACAAAGGAGGACATTTCCGGGTTCGGCTCGTCGTGGAGCAACCGATACAGAGGATGATCCAGCGCTTTCTCCTTACCACCAGCATTGTTGTAGCGGTATAGGTGCAGCGGAAGACCAGCAACGGCCTCGGCCAGTATCCGAACGCATGAGTACACAGCCGTCATTTGCATAGCAGAACGCTCTGTGACAGGTTTGCCAGAAGTGCTGTTGCCCATGAAGAAGCTGTAGCTACTTCCAGCGGTGCGGTTTTGAGGCTTGTCCCGGGATCGGAACAGGCCAGAGAAGAGACCCATTATTCCTCACACTCCTTCAATCGCTCTTTCAGGGCAGTAAAAAACGCCTTGCCTTTAATGGGGAGGCCTTGAACAAGGCGCTCCTCTTCAAATGCAAAGCGTGTGTCCAACTGCTGGACAGAGTAATTTTTCAGATAGGTTCGCCAGGTTCGCTCATCCCATTCCTGCAGTTTTCTCCACAGATCCGGGAAATGCTTCCGCAATCGCCGCAGCTCATCGTAAGACTGGAGCGGGCAACACCAGCAGGAAACGCGGGTGAAGATGTCGTACAGACCGTCCCAGTCAAACCCTCTTTCCTTACAGTAGGCCAGGCAGTCGGCTTCGGTCATACCCCATTCCACCAGAGGGTATCGCTTTTCGCGGATGCGTTTCGGCTCATCGGCTGCGATCCCAATGTACTGTATGACTTCATACTCTTTATTGAGCTTGGCAAGATGGAGGTCAATGACTC